CCAAGAACTCTAACTCATCGTAGTTGTAAATGTTGGTGTTATCCATATAAGGTGCGACTAAGTTATACTCTCTTCTTAAATCAGAGTTATACTTCAAAGAATCTTCAAAGTTTTTAACTAAGTATACGGCACCACTGTGGTTTTTATTACCAACAAAATCAACCATAGATTGATATGTTACTTTTGGTATTAACTTCTTGCAGAAGTAATAAAATAAAGCCTTACCTCTAACGTTAGCAGCTTCTCTACTTTGTGTCTTTAGTTTAACACCAGTTTTTTCTTCTACTATACTAGCTATACTTTCTAACGTGTACATATTTCTCTCCTTTTAAGATTGCTATTTGTGTTTGTAATTCTCTTCTATCATTAACCAATGACTCATCATTGCTACCTCTTTTTAATAGGTATCCTAGTTTAGCATCAATAATTGCTAACTCTTCTTCTAAATTTGTTATAGCATCTTGCATATTAAAGCGTTGTAAATTTGTTGTTGATTATATGAACGTGATGTCCTTTACCATTAGGGTATATAACAAAGTTTGAGTTCATCCAAGAACTAGCTCCTTTATTATAACCTACTCTCAAGTGAGTCAACGTACCGACAGAGCAGTGACCATCTTCACGACAAGGTGTGTGTGTATGTCCAGTGACATTCTTAGTGTTTAGGTTTTTGAATTGGATAACGCCTCCTCTACTTCCATTACTACCAATGTGTCCGTGCATACCACACTCCCATTCCTTGATTCTGTAACTCTCATCAATACCGAGACAAACTACATTGTCATTCTTAGTTATACTTAAGAATTTAGGTATGATACCTTTACCATCTGTATCTTCCGCTAATAAGTTAGCTAACTTCAAGTACTCAGATTTGTTATTGGTTTTTCTCCAATCAACATCGTTAAGCCATCTATCTAAGAACTCATCGTGATTGCTTCTTACCATAACGAAGTTGTATTCGCTATTAGTATCAAAGAACTGTAACATATCAGAAAGCTCAGCGAATAAAGAATCACTCTTATCTTGTTCTCTCTTTAGTAATTGAAATGGTTGGTTTCTCTCGTGATGTGATATTGAGTGACCATTAAATACATCATGTAATATTATATCATTACATTTCAAGTAATTAGATAACTCAAAAGAAGTGTTCATTGCATCTTCGTTTGTTTCACCTAAGTGTAGATCACCAAACACAATAGCTTCAACACCACTATGCAACATTACTTCTCCATCTGATATGAAGTATTTCAAATCATAAAAAGAACCATCATCTTCACATTGTACTTGTCTGATATGGAAGTTATCTCCGTCAATCTCTACGATTACAAATCCTAGTGTATGATGAAACTCTCCTTTCTTACCCGACTTAGTATCAGTGTAATTCTCTACAGAAACACTACCAGTTGATAACAATAACTTGTGTGGATAACCATCAAGTATTGGTAAAGACTTTAAGTGAACTCTAGGGTGTCCTACTATGCAACTCTCAAGACCAGTCATACCATTCAATCCAGATAATGGAGTTGATGCAGTTGGCTGTATCTTAACGTCTGATAACAAACATAGATTTTCGTGTATCTTATGTCTATTAGCATCTAAGTAAGGTACTACTCTAGGATGCCACGAATTAGTTAGGTTCTTTTCTTTTGCTTTGGTATTGTTATTTGATTGAATTGATGTAGGATTTTTATACCTACCAGCAATAATATGTATTGAAGCATCTATGTGTTTAGCGTACTCCTCAATATTAGTTAAGAACCCCTCGTGGATTTCTGTTTCAGACTGACACCAAGAGAAGATGAATCTCTTTTTACTTTTGTCTATCTCTTTATTCTTTGCTTCTTTGAAAACATCTGTGTCTTCTATAGTGTTTTTGGAAACGCTATTTGTTAAACCTACTTTCTTAAGATACTTTGAAATTGTTCTTCTAATAGTATCGTTAAAAGGTATTTGTAACTCGTCACATGTTTTTCTAGCAGAGTCAGCTATTGATATATCGCCTGAGCTATATATGAAAGCAGCCCTTTCTTTAACTGACAACATGATTTTTTTTCTCTCTTCTTTTTTACTCATTTTCTAGGTCATTAATGATTGAATTTAAAATAGTTATTAATTTACTTATTGAGTCCTTGAACTCGTCATTACCTTCGAAGTATGACTCATAAATATCGTCAGAAGAATTGTTTATCTCCTTCATAGTGAAGTTTATGTAACCTAATTTTTTAGTATCCATGGCGTTATGTTATTTTTAATTCGCCAAAAATATAAAATAAAGTTATAAACAACACTATGTTCTATCAATTATTTTTATCGTAATACAACTTATACATCTCAAAAACCTTTTTCCAAGCATCAATCTCTGAGAAAACCTCTCTGTTATCAGGTATATCTTTCTTTTCTATATCCTTTCTTAAGAAACTTGGTTTTTTATAATTATCAAGACGATGCTTCTCAACCCAGTACATACTTGGTCGATCTGGTATTGGATGTATGCATATAGCCACTCCTTCGTTAATAGCATATCTAGCATATCCTAATTCAAGAATGCTTGGGGAATATATCTTTTTAACTTTTGCCATAAGTTCTCGTTTCTTTCTATTACGTTACCATTACTACTTAGCTTTCCAAACTTTCCATCAGTAACTACAGAACCATTGCTATATAAAGTTTCTCCAACTGTAAACTTTAATACTCCGGCATTGATAATATCTTCATTGTTATGTATGTGACCAAATAAAGAAAGCCCAGGTTCTATCTCACGTATTCTATTAAATAAAGATCTGTCTCCGCAGTGCTCCATCTTTCCATCTCTATCGTAAGACTTATCTAAAGCTCCTTTAGGTGGTCCGTGAGTAACTACTATGTCGCAATCTTCATTCATAGCTTTCCTCCAAAATCTTTCTAACTTTACTCTGTCTCTCATGAATGCCCAATTACCAAACCTTGGAGTGTGTGGAGATCCAAATATCTTAAGACCTAGTATTGTTGTATACTCATTCTCTAGGTATGTAATACCAGCTTTTTGAAAATCTTCTTTAGTTACAAGTTTGCTCTCTATACTTGTATCGTGATTACCAGCTACATACACTTTGTTTTTAATAGGTATGTCTTTATACCAATCAATAAACTTTCTAACTTCAGTTTCATTTATGTATGGGTCTCTTGAGTTACTACAATCTCCTGAATGTATAACTATATCTATTCCGTTTGGAATGTCTAGTAATTTGTGAAACCCATGCGTATCACTTATGTGCCATATCTTTATCATAATTAATCTTCGTGTTTATGTTCAAATTCAACTTCGTACCCTAGCTTTTTTAACACAGCTTCTAATGAATTCTCAACATCCATTCCTATATAGCTATTGTCGTGTACTTCTGTGTTTGGATGTTCTAATCTTTCTCCATTTAATGATAGGTATGTACCATAAGAAGTGCAACACCCATCACCACATTCGTAGTCCCAATCTTCAAATGTTATTTTTAATTTACTCATAATAAGTTTTTAAATATGTTAGTAACTACATCTACAGTCCAACTATTACCAAGTGCTTTGTATCTTTGAGAAGAACTAACTCCTGATGTGTAGTCGTCTGGAAACGTTTGCAATCTTTCGCATTCTATTTCAGTTAACTTTCTACCCTTCTCTTTTATAACACCATAAGGTACTCCTTTATACATATTAGATGTTAAGCAAGCAGCTTTGCCATCTAATTTGTTTGTGTGATAATCCCATCTTGGTTTTCCATTCCTCAACCTAGACATATAATCTCTAGCAGCATCACTTAAGTAGTACTTATCGCTTGGAGAATCAACTAATATATCTTGAAGTTTAAGTCCTTTATCTTTAGGTTCCTCTAATCCATTTATATTTGTCCAGTAATATCTTAGTCTGTTTTGAGCAGATACTAACGAACTATTTATAGCTATAGGTTGAACACCTAAATATTTAGATATAACGTCTTGATATTGTTGTTTCATCCTTACGTTCTCAAGTAAGAACTTCACACTTGGATTTAATAACCTAATGTGATTCAGTATATTTACATACTCAAAAAATAACTTACTTCTTTCGTCTTTAAAGTTTAATTGCTTACCAGCAAAGCTAAATCCCTGACAAGGACTTCCACCTATAACTAAATCTATCTTAGAAAAATCAATATCCCAATCTCTCCAATTAGATATGTCTCCTAATTGATTTGTGTTAGGATAGTTCTTAGTTGTAACTTGAATAGCATACCTATCTATCTCGCTAGAGTAGTAGTTATCTATTTTTATTCCTGCTTTATTCAAAGCAACTTGACCAGCACTTATGCCGTCAAATAGACTTAATACATTCATAATCCTTTTTCTTTTTTGAAAATTTCTAATACTTGTTCATCAGTAATAGGAGGTATTCTCCAAATTTGAGCTCTATTATTTAATGCCCAATTCGCAAACTCAATAGCATAATCATCTGCTATTTCTTTGCATTGATTAGCAAATCTATCCGCTTCTCCAGATGTATTAATACTTACATTTGTTTTAAACTTTTCTTTTAGTGTCATAATTAAAATGGTATATCATCAAACGCATCTTTTGGGTCGATGAATATCTCTGTTTTAGGTTTATAAATAGGAGATACATCGTCATTGTATTCTCCGATAATGTATGGTAATCCATCGTCATTAACTGAATAATCAAAGTCAGCTATCGGGAATCCACGTGTATGTGTAAAGTGAGCGGTGATGTGTGTGTCATTATTAACAACGGAGCAAACAGTCTCAGCTTTCTTTAACACAGAACTACCAATGTGACCAACTGCCTTAGCACTACCGTAGTTAGAGTGAAGAATAGTTGTTAAGTGAAACTGCTTATCATCTGTCCACTTCATAATCTTTTGAATAGCGCTTTGGCTTTCCTTTAAATCATTGAAGTCATCGACTAAATCCGCAAGTCCATCAATACCAACCAATCCGATATTATCTTTCATATCACTCTCGTATATCAACCACTCTATAAACTCAAGACGCTGCTTAGGTTCGTAAGGTCTCAACGCAAATGGTTTATAGAATTCACATTCTGTATCTCCAGTCATTCGTAGAACTCTTTTAAATACATTTTGAGCGTGAAATGCTGATTGCTCAGTGTCAATGTCTATGACAAAACAATCTCTATCTCTGTGGCTTTTAATTGAGTCTGCATACTGATTAGTTTTACCACCGATATACGATGCCATAATCATAGACTTTAAGAAAGTCTTTTTAGATTTAGATGCACCGACAATACAAGAGAAGTTTCCGTATGTGCCAAAAGGTATAGGGAATACTCTAGTGCCTAAACTATGTTCTCCTATACTAATAGCTACTGGAGGGTACTCAATCTTCTTGCGTACATCAACAAACGAACTATCGTATATATTTTGAAAGTTTATATTTACTTTCTTCTCAGCTTGTATAGATGCTGGTGCATAGTCGTCAAACTTAACATCCTCGCTAAATACTTTGGTATTGAATAAGTGAGACTTTCTATACGCACTCTCTACGCAGTTTCTTATCTCCTCTTCATCGAATCCGTGATGAGCAAATTGCATCATAAATCCTTTGGCTTCTAACTCACTAATACCAAATTCATTGAATGCCATAGATAGGATGTAAACATTTCTGTTTCTTTCTCCCTCTACCATTCCATACCTTTCGCTCCACCACTTCATCAATCCAGATATAATCTTTTGATTATCCTGAATCTCTACTCTGAATTCTTTCTTTACAATCTCTTTAGGTTTTACCTTATCAATAAAAGTCCCACTATCTTTATTAATGAAGATGTCTTTATCAGAACTCATGTAGCATATTCTACTTTCGTTTACGCAACTCTCATCGAAATACTTAGAGTTGTAATATTCTTTAAGTGATAGAAAATGAGCTCTATGGTCTTTGATTACTGTTGGTATCTTAACTATTAACTTAAGACCGTCTCCAGATGGAGATACAAATACAGAGTATGTGTAGTCGTCATTTATAAGTAAATCTCTATAGTCGTTTAATGATTGTGAATCTTCAAACCCATCAAAGTCAAGACAAATGAAACCACTGTGATTTACAAAAGCATCATCACTTCTACTACTAAACTCTCCAGAAAACAAGATGCAAGGTAACTTCTTCTTTATCTGATTTCTAGAAGATTTATCTTTCTCTAGTCTGATAGTCTCAACTATCTCTGAACAACTCTCACTCTTTATCTTGCTAAGTACATAGTCTATATCTGCGTACTTTGGTGTTTTAAGAGTGTATAAATTATCAAATATTGTTACCTTACTCATGTTATTTTGTTTTTCTTATTGGTATTTTAAAGTTTAAGAACTTCTTGATTATATTTGGGCATTTTATATTTACAGTAATACCATCTATTAACTCATTAGTTACTATGATAATACATATAATAGCTCCTAAAATATTTGTAAACGGTATTAACCAAACCAGGATATAACCAGAGAGTAAAAGTCTTCTTAAGTCTTTCACATCTTCATCTCCGCGAAATAAAAAATAACACAATGTTATTATAAGTGGAAGTATATATCCAAATACTACTAAAAAAGTTTCATCTATCATAACTTAAATGCTTTTAATGTGTGTTCAAATGGATTGCCATCTATATTTTTAACTAACTCTAACATTTGTCTTGCTAAATCTCTAACCTCAACTTGTGCGTGTTCAGAGTTTCTTAATCCTTGAAAGTGTGCAAAACTTCTAAAGTTAAATGATATATCCATAGTGATCTGGCTATTCATTGTTTTAAAGAATCTTGCTGACTCCTTAGCTCTCTTACGACCTAGTATCGGTGTTAAGTCTTCTAAACAGTCGTGATATAATGAATTAGCTATCACAGAGAAATCTCTCATAACCGTATACCAAGTCTCAGAATCTTTACTCCACTTTATATCCTCTTCCCCATCGTTTAGATATAAGTCTTCTTTTAGCCTCATGTACTCCCAATCTTTAGGTAAGTACATTTTGTCTTCCTTGAGTTCTTTATATCTAGCACTCTCTCCATTTATACTAACACCAATACGATGTTTAAGTAAATGTATATGTGTGGCTTGGTCTACATTAACCAAGAAATGCAATTGGCTTTTCTCAAAAGGGGTATGATGACCTTCTGATGCCAACATATTCAATAGGTTTGGTATTCTATCTAACTTATCGTTAGTCAAGTCTCTTGATGTAGAAGTCCAAGCAGATTGCGCATGAACAGTGTCTGACCCATAATACCCTAATAATTCTACGCTATTCTCGTTCATCTGATAGTTCTTTTAATGATTCGTTAATACTTATTGGTTGGTAACCAGCAACGACTAATAAATTAGCCATATCATTCAATACCTCTGTTGATGTACTAGCATCAGGTATTTCAACAAACATTGTTTTTCCGTAATACTCAATTGTTATTTTCATATTTTACTTGTTTAGATTAGCTCTATTTTTATGACTCTCTGATTCTACAATATCTTCAAGACCCTTCTTCTTGATACCAAAATCTTCTAGTGTCTTTTCTTTTATCTCATCGTTAGTGAACTTTCCTAAGTCTTTATATCCTTTACAATGATTACAGATAACTTCTCCAGTCCATCCAATACTTATCATTCCGTAACAAATGTTGCATAATGTGGCTCCGTTACCACCGTTTAGTTTATGTATTGGTTTCATTTTAAAATATACTTTATTGGTTTTACATCTACGTGATTCCTAGCTAACTCCTTAGCCTTGTTCTTTAACTCAACATTAAGTTCAAAAATACTTTTCTTCTTTTGTAAACTTCTTTCTTTTCTTACTGGCATATTATATCCCCATTGATTTTAATAGTTCTTTTCTTTTACTCACAGCTAAATCTTCTTTACTAACACCTGCATCTCCAGAATTTACATACTTCTCAAACTTGTCAGGTCTTGATATAAACTCAGGAGTTAGATACTTTGGATTTGCTTTATGAAATTCATCATCAAAACAGTTTTTAATAGCACTCATTATATCTTGCTTTGAGTAGCCATCTCTAAGTCTAGATCTAAATTGCTTCTTAGCTTTATCATTCATAACTTTCATCTTCTTACCAGTAATCTTGTTGAATACCATAAGTAACGACTGAAAGTCAATATCATCTATACTACTATTTATAGTAATATTATTATTATCCTTTAACTTTTCTTCAATAGGGGTATCAAAGTTTTCTTTAATACCTATTGAAAGAACTATGTTTCTATTTTGTATTTCTTTTGAGCCTTCTTTGTATATCATTTTAGTCTCAATGTAACCACCTTTAATCAACTGAGCAACCCATTTTGAAATAGATACAACACTAACTTTGTATAGGTCTGAGAAGTACTTATTTGATGCGTTACAGACACCGTTTTTGTTACATAGACAACTTATCTCAGCGAACAATAACTTTGCGTTAGGAGACAGATTTTCATCATATCTAACCTCAGCAGGTATTATTGCATAGTAACTAGGATTTTCCATTTTTTAAAATTAGAGGTTAAAAAACCACCTAAAGAAATAATCAATAGGTGGTCTATAGTTGTGTTTGTTAACTTAATTGTTAAAATGGTAAATCATCCAAATCGTCATCTTGTTTAGATGCTTTTTTAGACGATGTCTTTTTATTGTCGTTTGATGATTGTGAACTCCAAACAACTTTTCCGTTACCTAAAAAGTTCCTGTCTACTTTATCATCTCTCTCTTCTTTAGTTTGGCTTTCCCAAACACTCGTGTTGTTACCGAATTGGTCGTCCTCGTCATTTACACTTACTGTAATGTTTGCGTAAGTTCCTTTTTTACCTTTTACAAGTTTAGACTTGTCTAACTTAGTAACGTCAATGCTAATAGCAATTAATTGCCCCATAATAAAATGTTTTTAAATGTTTTGCCTACTCTTTGATGTGATTTTCAGCTACCTCACGTTGCAAATGTATGTAGTTATTATATAAATAACAACACAATTATCAAAATAATTATTAAGTAATACACGTACTTACTCATACTACAAAGAATCTATGTATTTTCTAGCAGCCAATACCTTATCATCAATAGCCTTAATGATTTCTTCGTTTCTAGCCACCTCAAATACCTTTATTCTATTCTTAATTGGTATGTGTGAATAGGTTTGAGACTCCTTAACTTCCTCTATAAGAATATCTAAGAAGTCGTCAGGTAGTTTCTCTTTATACATAATACTCTTGGCTTCTCTTACAATAATGTCGTCAGGGGTATCAAGTAATACATATACTAACTTAGCTTTGCTTTTACCAGTCAACCTCATATAACCTTGAAGTTGATAGTCGTATGCTTTGTTAGGACATTTAGTCTCTAAAGCAGGGAAGCTAGACAAAGAAAAGCTACACTTAATATCCAATACCTCATCATCATTATCTGAAACTATGTCAGGTGTCCCTTGAATGAAATCATCCTCAAAGTACTCGTCATTCTTGACGTGATTGGTTTTGAATAACTTGTTGTATTCCCTAATAGCTTCATCTTCTAACTGAATACCTTTGTCTGTATACCTAGAAGTTATATCTGTTCGAACTCCATAAGTCTTTTCTAAATACCAATTGTTTAGATGTGTTTTAAGAGTAGCGGATATAGTCTCGCTTTTACTTCTTGGTTCAGTGAAGAGGGCTCCTAATGCGGAGCACCTCATCTTAAACTGTTTGTCTTTTTTGCTCATTAATTTCTGTTTAAAATCATACTGGCATTGGAACCAAATACGTTGTTATTACCATAAGGAGATACACCTCTTTGTGCCCAGATCCTGTCTGTCTCTGCTCTATATAATTCTAACATCTTAGGTTGAGATAGTATTTGTTTGGTCTTAGCATCATATAAAGCAGCCTCGTAGTTACCTTTCGCTAAAGCAATCTTCTTTAATGCTGTTTGCTCTGCTTGTAATGTTTGCGACTTGATAGTAGCTGTCTCTTGTATAACTCTAATTTTAGTTTCAATAGCTCTCTTATACGACTGAGGAATAGACATTTTAAGAATTGCAATGTTGTTTAATATGAATCCCTCTTTAGCAAGTGACTTAGTAAGTGTTCCAGTGACATCTCTTTCATACACGTTTCTGTGTTGTAACAAACTATCTGAAGCAAAACCAACTGCATTATCTAATAATTCTTTTCTAACTATATTGCGTACTCTTGTATTGATTAACTCCTCCATATCAACTCTATATTTTGTGAATAAGGTAGGTGCTGCTGATCTTTCCAATTGTAGGTTGATAGCCACGTCTAATCCGAATGTGGCTCCATCTGCTGATGTAACATCAATGTGTTCATCTGTTGGTGAATCCTCATCTAATGCAGCTGTCCATACCTTATGTTGTACAGATGTTGGGTACATATACACGTCTTGTGTTGGTGGGAAATAAAATATAAATCCAGATGCCATCTCAATGTTTGGAACTCCTTTATCGTTACCGATCTGGTCTACTACTAATGCTACTTCAGATGAATCTGCTGTTGTACAAGATGTTGTTACTAATAACATCATCATAAAAAAGGCTACTAATGTAAATAACTGTTTCATTTTTTTTTAATTTTTAAATTGTTTAATAATTCTTTTTACTAATAATAAATTCAATAGTATGATAGATACCAATACCAATAGTCCACAAAGAAACATAGTCGTACTTGCTGAACTCATAATACTAGATATACTCATCATAATAAATACCTCTGCTGATAACAACAGAGGTAATAACAATATATACAAGACTCTCATTATCCTAATTGTTCAAGTTGTTCAGGTGACAATGCGAAAGCACCTAACATAGCTTCTTTAGAATACGTACCAGCTTTAATGGCTAATAACGCTTTATCGAATCTGTCTTTTGTGATAGGCATTTTAGAACCGCCTGACTTAGTTCTTGAAGGGTTGTCGATGTCATCTTCATCAGTATTGATGTGGAAGTACTTAAGTAAAAAGTATCTCTCTGCGTATGTCAACGCACTACCAAGACCTTTTTCCCAGTCGTTCTGACCATTAGCACCAAAGAAGTTCTCGTCTTTCTCTCCGCTATCTGAATCAATCCAAGTGAATTTCATCATAACCTTAGAAAGAATCTCTGACTTAACCTTACCATCTTTTAAGTGATAGTCTTGCCTTGTGTTCTCGATGTCTATAACCTCTTGCTTAAGAAGTATACCGTACTGATTCATAAGTGGTTTTACATACTCAAGAACTTTACTGCCTGATACGTATTGGTATCCGAAGCTCTTGCTATCTTTACCTAAACCAATAACCTCTTGCTGTATCTTTAGTAGTTTTTGATACAGAGTTAGCGACTGCGTGTCGCCTATTGCAACTTGTTTTGCCATAATTTAATTTAATTTAAAGTTCAAAGTTAATGTTAATAATCTGCAAAAGCAAATTAATCTTCTAATAATTTAGGGTATCTAAGTAATATATCCTCACATCGTTTAGTGTACTCTTTCATAACCTTAACAGCTTTCTCAACAGTCTTATAGCTAGACCTCTTGCTTTCTGATGTGCTTCTATATCTATTAAGAAGTTTGTTGTATGAATTGTAACTAAACAACGATGCTGCTTCAAATATTCCTTTACTAAGTAGTATATCTAACTCAACTGGTTTTAACTCTTTATACACTGATGACCTAGTACTATATACTCTATATTCGAATCCATTATCCAATATTTCCTTTTCAAACTTAAATCCCTTATAGAATATACATAGGTAGTTTCCGAATTTATGCTCAGGCATCTTATACCTTAATGCATTTCTGTATATCTCTTCTTGTTTACTCATTTAAAAAAGTCTTTTAATTTGTTTAATATCCATAGATAAAATGCTTTCTAAAGCACTATCTACCTCGTTTCTAGTGTCTAATATCTTAAACAATAGGTTAGCTTTACTACTTGTTAATCTTCTACCTCGTGAGAATGACTTCACTCTAACTAAAGTATCTTGAAAATCAATGTGTTCTTGTGGGGTGCTCAATGGTTCGCATTGGTCGTTTACCCATCTTCCGTTAATTACTTTCATTGTTTTTAAACGTTTTGTTGTAGTATGGTTCTGCTGTTAAGTATTCTCTTCCATATCTATGTTCGTATTCAAAAAATTCATACATATCTTCTGCTTGTTTATAAGCATCAATAATCTGTTGCTTTTCAATTTCTAAAAAAGGCTTTATAAATTCATCAAATGATACAGGTTTATTTTTTTTAGTATCTTCGAAACTATCCCAATCTTTTTGCCATTGTCTAAATGCAATTCCTAATTGCTCTACTGCTGTCATATCTTATTTGTTTTTAAATTAAATTTACAATGTTAGTTGAATAGTTTACTTTTAGTTTATCTAAATCTGAACAAACTTTGTCAAATTCTTGTTTAGTAAATTTTACAAAGGATAATAATCCTTTAACGTAAATTTCGTATCTTGTTGTTGGCATATATTATTTGGTTTTAAATTGTTTTATCTTACATTAATCATTATTTTTATTTCTTCTATTTTTTGCAAGATTTTATCTAAATTTTGATTTTTTTTGTCTTGTTCTTGTTGCCATTTATAAAATAGTTGTTCTATTTCATAAGCACAACTTGGAGCATCCATTGCATCGCCATCAACATCTTTTCTCGGGATTTGTTTTACAACTGAAAAGATAGAATTAAACAATTCAGTTCTTTCTACTTTCCTAACTTCTTCAAGTGTTTCTTGTTTAAAGGATTCTATTGCTTTATCAAGTTGGTCTATATTATTATTTATAAACTCTACGTGTTGTTTAGGTTCTTCTTTTGGAATGATGATTTTGTAACCAAACAAAGCTCTGCCATTATTAGATAGCAAAGGTTTAACCTCAACAAACTCACAACTCGGATTCTTAACAAACCATTCAAGGAACTCATCATCAATAGCTTGTACACCATCTTTGATTAAATCTACATCAGTTGTTAATACTACTAGTTTCCACTCTGAATCTATCTCCTCAACTTCTTTAGCCGTAGTTATCAGCGTACTGTCATGACATATCCAAGAATTTTCAGTAATAAACCCATCGCTTGTTATGTATATGTCTCTGTTCTCTATTTTTTCTTGATTATTATAACGAAACTGGTCTTTTTTATAAATATACTTTCCCTCTTCTATGTTAAAGGCTAATCTACTATAGTAGTCGGTTTCAACTACGTGTATGTTTTTATTATTCTTCATTTTCTGATGATTGTGAATCGTTATTAATTACTAAATACTCAGTGTTGTCTTCTAGCCTCTTTATTTCACCTTGTGATATCAAAGAAATAATATCTTCTCTTGACATCATACCCAGCGTAATAGCCATATATATTAATTTTCCCATTAGAATGCTATTCGTGAATTAGTTCTAGGAGCCCAGTTACCATCTCTATAAACAACATATCCACCATTGCCCTCTGTAGAAGAGTATAGAGTATCTGCTTCATAGTCGTAATACCAATCTTCTATTGCACAATCTCTATAAACACAATCTGAACTTAACGATGCGAAGTTATTTGATGTGTAACCATATTCAACACAATAACCTCTTAACGCATCTCCTATTTCTTGCTCTGTAGCTAAACGTGAAATAGTTATATGAGAGAAAGACCAATTACGACCCCATGAGCTACCGAAAAATCCTATACAATTTGATGTATTACCTGTAAATATCATTAAATATCCTCTACCATCAGTATACCACTTACCAAGTTGCAAATCCACAGTTCTTACCGATTCAGGATCTATTGTCGGTTCTAATCTTGTGTCATACCACCTAAGAGCATTTCCTAAAGTCATACCTAGAGGTACTCCAACACTTTCCATTGGTGTTGGTGGAGTGTCAATTCTTATTACATCGTCATCTTTTAATAGATCTGGATACCATTGTTTTATTATAACCTTTGCTCTAGCACTGGTTCTAGATAGTTGCTTTAATCTTTCTATACTTATCTCCATAATTATGTTGTTTTAAGTGCCCATACTCCGTGTTTGTAAGCTATCATCCCTCCACAACCTACATCTGCTGTGTATAAAACGTCTGTGTAAAATGACCACTTATTTATATCGCTATCAAAACAAGAGTCACCTCCTAAACTAATGATGTTTTGTTCGTTGTAGTTTCTTCTGATAGCCTCGTTTATCATCAGTGTTTTAATCTCATCTATATTACACTTGCAAATAGATTTAGCAAGTGCCGTATAAACAGCATTTCTATATTCTCCATTATAAAATCCATATCCTTCAGAACCTTCTACACTACGTAAATAAATATATCCTTCAGCATCAGGAGAAAGGTTAAATGTCCAAGTAAACTTATACCAACCTTCTCCTTCCCAAACATTAGATATACTTACTTCTGAGTATGTTGAGTACCAAACTCCTTTTAGATACATTACTAATCCCTCTCCATTTGTTATTTTGTCTTCGTCTTTGTTATACACCCAAAGCGTAGTGTTTGTTTCTGGATTTATCTTTCTATTATCTATACCAGCTTTTATTAAAAAATTAATAACTCCTTCATCATCTAATCGTTCTTTAGACCAACCTATCCCTAAACCTAAGCTAGAGCACCAATCACCATTCATGGTTCCATAAGACTGTCTTTGGTCTTCATCTTTAAGATATAATACGTAATTACTAATGTCATTATCTATTTTATACCAACCTTCTTTGAAGTCAAACACATCAGGATACCATTGTTTTACCTTTACCTTGCTCTTAGCTGAGTCTTTAGCTATTTGTAATAGCCTTTCTTTACTTATTTCGTACATCTTTATATTATTTTATGATTGTGAATTGAATATCAAGTCTTCTATAACATCTATTTTCTTTCTCTCATTATAAATAAGCCTTGCATCGTTGAAAGTAATATCCATCTCTGTCTGTATCTTTCTTATCTGATTGATTTCATCATAATAATTCTTATCAATCTTCATTACCTCAAGTGCAATGCAAAGCCTATTTGTTCTTTTTCTTCTAGTCATTAATAACCTCCTCTAATTTATAAATTAACTCTCCTTTAAAGTAAACCTCTAATACCTCTACCATTGTATTAGCATTGATGTCCTCTAATAATTGGTTGTTGTCATACCAGTCACTACAAACTTGCACTGTAACTTCTGTATCATCTGATAGTTTATAGGTTACATCTACTATATCTCCAGAGTTAAACATATCAGCTCCAATGATTTCATTGTACAATACCTCTGAAGAAAGACAGTAAGTACCGTCAGGTAATTCTGTAGCATCCTCATCATCAACATACTCTTCATATCTAAATGAATTCTCGTTATCGATGTAAGTCACATTAGCATTCTCACTAACCCATACGTTTCTGTACTCTAACCAAATACAATCATCTTCCAGATCCCATTCGTCAGTATCTTCTGTGTAAACACAATATTCTGCTCTGTAATATTCTCCAGCACTAGGAACGAATCTAGCATCGTCTATGTGTATTCTATCGTCACTTCTGTGGCAATATACATAGTCTTCATCATCTTCACCTTCACCAAAAGCCTCTGTACAACCATCTGTATCTGTAAAGAAATAACTTCCATTACTATTACTAAGAACCATAGTAGAAGCATCAACATCATCTGTATACTTGAAACTATCCATATAAGGCATTTTTCTGATGTTGTTTACTGTAATCTCGTAATCTTGATTAAAACCACCGTCTTTACCTACCCAAGATGAAGAAGAATCGTATGATTGTGATTCTTTGTGAACATAATCATTATCTATAGCCCATCTCTTGAACTTCTCTACCATAACCTCTGTACCATAGATTCTATCCATAATCTTAGTACCACAGTCTGCTTTCCATAAGATAGCACGACCACACAACAAACCATCTTGATTAAGAGCAATCAACATATCAACATTACTTGTATTGGCTGCATAAAACTCTATATACTCACTACAATGGTCGTATCTCATACAGCTATTACCAAGAGATGAAGAATCACCTCTAACATAATGTCTTTGGTCGTAATACTTAACAATATCTGAACCATTAACAATAGACATCTCTATTTTATTATAGTAAGCAGCTACAACAGCATTGTTTAATAACTCGTAAAACCTATTTGAATACTTGTATCTTAATGGAATCTTTTTGATTGCCTTAACAAACTTGGCATTAATTCTATTGGTTTTACTCCATTTACCACTAGACTCTCCCATTACAGTAGCTTTACCCTTTGGTACATAACTTATCTCGAAGTCTTCGTCAGTTTCTTTTGCATCGAAGTTTCTATCGAATAGTTTAGAGAAGTTTGTATTACAATACCTCTGTACTATCTCGTTATGAAATAACCTACCCTCAACATTTCTGAATTGCTCGTCACGAACTAATATATCACTTAACTTGCTTACAAATCTTCTTGACATTAAAGCGTTACACATTTTACCATCGTAGGTATCTAACATCAACATCATTATTGGTTGAGATTTTGCATTTGATAAGCAATGCAATATATCAACAGAGTCAGTGTTTGAATCATAAAACTTTTCTTTATCTAGAAATTGGTCTAGAAAAATTCTTAATAGAGTGTAATGTGGTTGCATATCATCAATCAACATAGGTAGTCTATCCAAGAACCTATTAATACATCTAGCGAATCCATTGTATTGGTCGTAATGCCAATCGTTATCTACTTCTATTAACTTGTCAATAGCATTTGCCTCTTCATCTTTACCTAATTGAGACAAAATCTCTGCAACATTGATTATATTATATCTGATTTCCATTTTTTTATATTATTTATGTTTTACTATTAGTTTAATGCGTCTATAAAGTTTAAGTATTCCATCTCTGTCATAAAACCACCACAGCTATGACAATATATATCTCTATCGTACTCATCAAACTGCGTATGTAAACTACCGCAATAAGCACATTCTAAAGTATCTTCTATTGATTCTATGTCTCTCTCAGGAGTTACTCCAAACGATTGGTTCCACTCGTCAAAGTCGAAGTCATCTTCTTTTGCTGGTAAGTATGATTGTGAACCTTTACCGTACGTTTGAGCATAACCTCCAGTACCATAACCTCTATAACTATACCCTCCATAATAGTCGTACTCGTTTCTGTCTTCTGTAACTCTCCACAAGTCAAAGCCTAGTGAATCGTATATGTCGTGACACATTTGATACGTTGCAAACACATCGTCAATGTTAACGAACTCGTCATCTGAGTGAGGATTGTAGTAGCCACAAGACATATTAGCTACACATATCTTGGTTTTATATGCAATCTCTAATACATCAGTCATACCACCAGTAACTTCTTTTCTTCCGTATGTATATAAGATTGGTCTTAAAGCATCTGAAAACTCACGAGAATATAACTTAGTACCACTAATGCTACTAACAAAATCATCACTACCTTTTCTGTCACACTCTAACACCAATGAACTATTACTAAAGAAGTCAAAGTCACAAGCTCTACTACCTACACAACCTATCTCTTCATCTACAAAGAAGGCTGCTTTAAATACATCTCTCTCTTCTAACATCTTGAGGGTCATAAACACACCTACTTTGTCATCACCACCAACGCCCATTTTGTCGCAGTTGATTTTGTTGACAGCAAATATGTTACGACCCGCTTGATGTACTTGATAAAAAGGACTAAACAAGTGAACTGTATCTATGTGACATACCATTGTCGGATATATATCGCTATCGCCTTTTGTAACGTATATGTTACCCATTTTATCCTTTGTGTATGTAAGACCTAACTTATTAATTTTTTTACAAATAAACTTGCTCATGTGCTTAAAATCTCCACTATAAGATTGGATTCTTAAAACATCTATCAGTTGTAATTCAAATTTTCTCATCTTTTCTTTTTTATTTAATTGTTATACTATTCTAATGTTTTGAACACCGAACTTTTCGGCAATCTGTTCGAGAGTTAACTCTAATGGCTTGATTGGTCTTACATAAGTCCAGTATTCAAACATACCTACCTCATCTTTTGATACGTACACGTCACCAATCTTACAAAATACCTCTCTTCTTGCGGGTCTACCTACAAAAGTAGGATTATCTGACACCTCCATAAAAGTACTTGCGTCAATCACTGGGACTAACTCTTTTACTGGTTGATAAGGAGCTCCTAATTTACCATCATCAAACAAATCTTCAACAACTAAATGTTCTGTCAATTTATCTAATGGATAGTACCAACTATCATCTCCAAAATCGACATTAGCAATACTCCTATCACCTGATACTCGTGTAACAACACCTACCTTGCCTACGTACTTTTTCATCTTTTCAGAAAATCCTGGACCTCCTACGAATTCAAACCCAATAACTTTCTTTCCTACTAAATCACTTTTACTCATTTTTACTTAATTTAATTATTAAACTTACTTTTTTAAAATCCATTCTAATAAATCTTCTTCAGAGTCAAACTTATAAGCATTTACGTGATTTCCTTGCTCTAATGATGACTTAACATAACTTTCTACACTACTTGCTGTCCATTTTGCCCTCAAGTCAGTGTCTTTTAGGGTAATTGACGCATAAGTATTTGAATCTATAGTTATAACCTTACATTTGTGGTTACTACTCCATTCAATACCAACAAAACTATCATTAGTTATGTCGGACAAGCTTACTTCTTGTACATTCATTTGCTGTACGATTCTTTTCATCTCTTTAATTGGTTTTGCATATATACATTTATGTATATATAATTAATATTATCCTTAAACTTATGTTTAATACCTATTAAACATTTCTTTAATACATCTAGCATTGATGATTGTGAATCAACATACCATTTGTAACTCCCTACGCATCAAGTCGAACTTCAACTTTATCGTTAATTGTCGTTTAGCCTCTCTGTAAGGCACCTTTTTCTCTCTGACGATAGTTTGTATAGCGTCAGTGAAAATCTCTCGTCTACGCTCATATTCTGCGTTACTCTTTTGTACAAATTCTTGTACATCTACCTTGAAATGAATTCTCTTTCTCATATCGGAAATGTGTTTGAACATTCTGCTACGAATATTTCGTTATTTAATTCTTTAGATACATTTCCATCAAAGTCTTCTTTAAAAACCCTACCACCACTATCAAATAGCATTTTGTGGTATTGTATATTTTTATCTTTTAGAAAATCTTTTATCGATTCTTGTATTATAAGTGATGGTTCTTCTATATATTCGTACTCATCGCACTCTTCTTTGGTTAGTAATAAAATAATACTGCCTACTGCCCCGCAATGATTTTCACCATTTAATTTGTCGTAAAATGTGTGATTTAAAAACGTAATTGTTCTATCTGTTAAGTCAACTACTTTATTGAATTTAATTTCTTCCCTCATAGCTATCCCATTTTGTCAATTACAAATACAAATACTACAAATCCCATTGCAATACCTACTAATACAAATAAACCTCCCATACTTTTACCATTTTGTTTCATTAGGTGCGAAACTATTGCCTCCACCTATAACATTAGACATAAAATCATAAAACTTATTGAATGTAAGTGATACACTAAAAGAATCACTACTCTTAAACGATCTGGCTCTTCTACTTTTTGATAGAACTAATACTTTTGTCATCATAACTATACTTTTAAGGGATTATTTCGAATAAAACATACAAAAACACTGTCATAGCAGTGTAGAAAGAGAATACTATTAAGAAATTCTCTGCAAAAGTCTTTACTCTATACTTGTTAAAGTGAAATAGACTTTGTGAATACAAAACAATAGCCGCACAAGCTACAAACATAACTGCGAAGCTATACATCAAAATTTGTGGTACTAATTCCATAATGATAATTTTAATAGTTTATAATATTTTACTTGTGCTTCAAGTGCATCAATGTATTCTTTTTGCATTGACACATACACGTTTACATCACCTATATATTTATTAGATGATTCGATTACTTTGTTCTGTTGAGCAACTATTTCTATTAACTGCTCGATTGTTTTTTGTTCTTCCATTGTTTTATTGGTTTTAAAATCCTGCTTTGTTGCATTGTGGTAGGCGGGGAATCGAACCCCAATTTACCATACCTACCTATATAAAAGGCTCTTACTAATAGTAAAAGCCAGTTCTTTTATCTAAAACGCAATGCCCCAGCTGGGCACTCGTATGATTGTGAATTTTCATTCGTGCATTAATCACGCCCACGATTGGCGTGTGAATTTACGTTACACATTACAACTAAGCAAAAGCTATTATAGTCACGATTGTATAAAACGCACGATTTTGTGAGGGCACAACAAAAGCCTCCTTAAATTGTGGTGTTCCCAGTCGAATCAATACTAAAAGTATTAATCAATTCATTGTCAATATTTCAAAGATGCATTTCAGAGGTTTTCTAATTGTGCAAAACACAATTCAATACTATTGCAAAACAATAGAGTAAAAACCAATAAAAGAAAGTTTATTTTAGTACCTACTTTCAAAGTACATTTGAGGCGTATGTTAACCGAATAACACAAAGAAAGTCTAAACCTTTACGCCTTATTTAGAATGAATCTAAATAGTTTATTCATTTAATGCCTTAATCAATTCGGCTTTTTTGTTTCTACCGATTTCGGTATTTTTCAAAATGTTTTGAATATCAACTTTTTTGGCACCTTTCAAAAGTGCATCTTTTTGCACCTTTAAAAATTTACTATCTAAATAGTTTTCGGTTGCCTTTTGTGATGCCTTAACAAAGTAGCTATTAGTTGATACTTTGTACTTTGCAAACCTATTTAATAGACTATTCGCATTGGCTACAAAATAGGCGATGTTAAAGAAACTTTTTGCCTCTAATATGTTGCCCTCAAAATCAAGTTTATTCAATTCGTGCGAATAGCCGAATTTGAAAAGTTGTTTATTGACTTGATTAATAGTAATTTTTGAAGCATTCAATTCGTTAGTAACTTTTAAAAACGTTTCAAACTTTGTCGTATTATTACGCACATAGTTTTCTAATGCTGTTTTACTTTGCGTATCATTTAACCAACTTAATTTTATTTTGTCGGCTTCAATTTGTTTTTCACTTTTCTTTGCTTTTGTTTGTTCGGCTTGGAATTTTTTAGCTTCTTTTAAACTTTGTGCAATAGCTTTTTTTGAAAGGTTTTCAATTGCTTTAGTGTTTTGTTTTGCTTGTGTTAATAAATTTAAAGTTTTCATTTTGATTGGTGCCATTTTTATAACCCGCTTGGCATTGCGTTTTTGTTTATGTTATTTTGATGCCCCAAATATTATAATATAGTTTTGAATAAAAAAACTTTTGAGGCATTTTTTCGTATTTTTATTGAATTATCATTGTTTTAACAATTTTATTGACAATAATGCACCAGATCTGGCGAATTTTTATCATATTCTAACCAAAAAAAATTGAAATTTTAACATAAAATGTTTGCTTTTTTAATAATCTAGTGTCCCAGTAGGATAATAAAAGCCAGTGAAATAGTCAAAAAATAGCGTAAAATTCAAAGTAATAACACAAAGAAAAGTATTGAAAAAATCATTTATTAACGTATTGAATACCAAAAAATAAACTATATTAAAAATGTATTTCGTGAAACGTGATTCAGTTATTAGTATTTATTTTTGTTTATAGGTATAACGCCAACCTTTACCAAACGCACCAAAATAAATTTAGTTAATCAATAACGATAAAGCAAAGGACAAAGGACAAAAACATAAATTATAATAGTGTTTAAAAAATCGTACTGAAAAAAGATAGTAGGCAAAAAGCTAAAAAGTTGAAAATCGAATTTGAAATTTTGAAAGGGAGGGGATAATTTAAAACGACTTTTGTGAGAGGAAGGTGAACGTAGAATGGGGGTATAACCCAAAACATACAGGTATCTAACATACGAAAAAAACTCTTCGTGTAGATAGATTATGTTTTCATATCTGATATTGCGATATAAAATAGGTATGTTTGTGTTGTGTACTTGATTATAAAATGTAGTATATTTGTAGGGTACAAAGAGAAGATAAGATACAAAAACACTTAGTTGTTTGGTATTGAGAATGTTATAAAATTGAAAAAGGGTATAAAGTGCGTGTTTCGACGCATCCCATGCGCCGTATGAGTATAAAAACGATATATATTGACACAGTAAATAGAGATACTGGTGAAATTATAGAGACTAACACTAGTGTCTATTCAGTTGCTGATGAGAAGTTTTTCATGATGATGCTAACGCATGACGATGGTAAGTGGATTCAAAGTTTTTCTAATGAGCTATATGTTTTGGTATTGATTCTAAACAAGCAAGTTCAAGGAGAAATATACTGTAGTCTAACCGCAGAGGATAGAAATGAGATTCGTATAGAGAGTGGTCTTACTAAAAGCCAAGTGAATAGAATCATAAACACTTTGAAACGTAAGAACATGATCAAGGTACTTAGTCCGAATAGAGTATCTGTTAACCCTGCCTACTTGCACTATGGCAAGACAAAAGAAATCAAACACAAAAAACACATGTATGACAGAGATTATTAACGAGTATATAGAAATGAGAAACGAAAGGATGTTGAATCCTATTTTGTTTATAAAGTACGCTCTAGAAAAGACAGGTGTTAGACATCAGTATAGAGACATACATACTTATTTGCAATTCGCGAATCACGACTCTATATTCGATAAGTTGGATAAGGAATTCAATCTTGACATCCTATACGATAAGTCAGGGAAGTTTTTAAAGTGTTATCCTGCTTCCAATCAATAGCTTTTAAAACACAATCTTTAGGTTTAGATACTTCGTATCCATCGCATTCTAAATAATCGTCTATAACATCTTCTAGGAAATCGTTCAATACTCTATTGAGTTTGAATAGGTATGTGGCATCTCCAGTTTCTTTAAAACCAAAGATCAAGTAATTTGCTTCTGTAGTGATATTCATTGTATTGTATTTGACTTAACAAATATATAAAAAATAATCAAGATGCACATAGTTATATATATTTATATATATATTAATATTATCCTTAAACTTTTCTTTAATAGGTATTAAACTTTTCTTTAATACGTAAAATAAAGAATGTGTTATTGTTTGGTTTTAAATAAAAAACACTATATTTGCCTATCAAAAACACAAAAACTATGGAAATTGACTTAACTTTAACACCAAACTACTTCCTTTTTGGACTAGATTGGTACCAAAAAGATGAAATCTACGATTTTAACGAATTGAACTTTTACTTCGCTTTTATAGAATTGAAGTTCACTTGGTAGTAAAAATTAACAACTAAATCAAATCAAATGGCAAAGACATTGAAAAACACGGATGCTAGTGGAGCATCAAAAAATGTAAAGGACATTGTGTTCTGGGGAAACGGAGACACGTTCAAACTTATCAGTAAAGCATCTTCTCAGAATGAAGGATGGATGAAATCAACTAAAGCTATGCAAATAGATAGAGTTGGTTGTGTATTACAAGTAACTACTCAACAAGGAGACAATGTAGCGGAGGCTTTATCGTTTGTACCTAAAGTTAGAGTATATGAAGAGTTTAATGATGATGGAGTAGTAGTTTCTAGATCAATAGTTAAAATTTAATAAGATGATTGAAAAGGAAATACTTTATAAGAACGAAGCTAAAGAAAAGCTTATCAATGGCGTCAATGCTGTAGCAGATGCTGTTAAGGTTACTTTAGGAGCAGCTGGTAGAAACGTAATCATCGAAGATGAAAGAGGATTGCCTCACGTTACTAAGGATGGTGTTACAGTAGCTAACTCAATTAACCTATCAGATCCAGTTGAGAACCTAGGTGCTAGTATTATTAAGCAGGCTTCTGATAGAAGTGCTAGAAATAGTGGTGATGGTACAACTACAACTTGTGTATTGACTCAGGCTTTGATTAAAGAGGCGTTTAATGTAATCGATGAAAACACAAATATTACTCAATTCAAGAAAGGAATGGAGGATGCTTGCGTTGAGGTTGTTAAGTCTTTGAAAAACCAAAGTAAGAAGGTTAGTAACAAGACGTTGAAAAGCGTATCTAGAATCTCAGCAAACAACGATACTGAACTAGGTAACATTATTGCAGAGGCTTACATCAAAGTAGGTAAAGATGGTGTTGTTACAATGGAGGAAAGTTTAAACAGTGATACTTACGTTAGTGTTATTGATGGAACTAAAATCAAGAAAGGATATACTTCTCCATACATGGTTACAAATCCAGAGAAACAAGAGGCTGTGTTAGATAATCCATTAGTGTTTATATCTGACCAAGAAATCAAGAGTCTTGAAGATATTACTAGTGTTTTAGAAGTAGCCATCAAGAACAAAAGAAGTATCTTGATTATTGCTGACGTTGAGACAGCTGTAATGAATGCTTTGAATGTAAATAAAGCAAAAGGAGTAATTAAGGTTAACGTAATCGCACCTGAGGGGATTGGTATTAAAAGATTTGAATTACTTGAAGACTTGTGCGCTTTGACAGGTGCGGTGTTAGCTTCTGATGAGACTGGTAATGATTTATCGGCAGTTGACGCAAGTTATTTAGGAGAAGCAATCAAATCAATCTCTACAACCACGGATACTGTTCTTATAGTGGACCGACCAAAACACAAGGTTGATATTGACGAGAGGTTAAAGAACATTCATTTGTCAATAGCAAATGCAGAGAACAGAATGAATCTGTGGCATTATAAAGATAGATTGAGCAGACTTAGTGGTGGCGTTGCAGTTGTGCACGTAGGAGCTAATAGCGAGCTTGAGATGAAAGAAAAGAAGGATAGGGTAGATGATGCTATCAACGCAGTTAAAAGCGCCTTAGAAGAAGGTATTTTACCTGGAGGTGGAATTGCATTGAGAAACACTAAAGTAATGATTAGACCAGGTAATAACGTTAGTTACGAAAATGGTTGGTTGTCTGTTATTGATTCATTGAGTGCTCCTTTATTTCAAATAATCACAAACTCTGGAATTGATCCTAAAGAAGTAACTAATTTTTTAGATAGATCTAAGTATTCGGAAGGATACAATGTATTAAAAGAAGAGTTTGGAGATATGTACAAAATGGGTATTATTGATTCAACTAAAGTAATTAGAAATGCAATTGAGAATGCTGTGTCTGTATCAGCTACATTATTAACAACCGAAGCAACGGTTACAAACAAAAGAGCATAATGAGAGCATTTGGAAAAACATTGGTAATATCTGAGATAAAAGAAGAGGTAAAGAACAAGCTCGGTCTTATAATAACTGAAGCTAACGATAGAGATATCCGTTACAAGTTAGGGGAAGTGTTTATGGCTGGCGAAGATGTTGAAGGAATAAAGTCTGGAGATAAACTTTACTATGATAAAGTAAATGCTAGTGAGTTAAGACTAGATGGTAAAAAATACCTTATTATAAACTTAAGCGATGTAAGAGTCGTGCTTTAATTTAATTTAATATGTTTGGATTTAAAAAAGATGCTAGATACTTAGCGAAAAGAAAGAGCAATGCTCTAGAAGTTTTTAATGTTGCTAAAAAGCAATTGAATTGGGTTCTTGCTGATATGGCAAACTATGCATTTCAGATTGAAGACCAAATTGAGGCTCTTGAAAAAGAAAGGAAAATTCTTGATAAGGAGTTTAAGTCAACTTCAAAAATACTTGATAAGATTGACGAGTTTTTAGGTTAGTAAGTTATAGGGGTAGTTATTCTACCCCTTTTCTTTTATCATTCATTTTCTTTATAAGTTTAGCATACATCTTATCGCTAAACGAAACATTACTCTTGAATAATGGATTAAGCTGTACATTTTGTGGTACAGGTTCTCCTTCTAGATGCTTATACATTTTTGCACAAGCCATCTTGTATTTTTGAGTTAGTGTGTACATCTTAGTTTCCTTTGTACCTTCCCTCCATACTTTTATAATCTCTCTTTCTTCAAACTTATTGAGCCAGTTCATTGTTGAGAAACCAAGAGTGCAAGCATATCCATTAAAAGTTTCTTTATTGAAAACATTCTCATCATATAAGAACAAAAGCAACTCAAGTTCTGATAGACTTAATTCGTACTTCTTTTGTATGTACATCCTAACTACTCTAAAGTACTTTAAGTAAGACGAAGCCTTTTCTTTGAAGAAGTAATTTTGAGGCTTCTCTGCAAGCTTCTTTTGTATGCGAATCTCTTTATCTTCGCCTATCCTCTTCATTTTTCTATATACCTTCCTAGCCATTATATTTGATTAAATTAGTGCAAATGTAAAATAAAAAAATATGTAACTTTGCAAAGATTTATAATTTACTAGTTATGGTTAATAAAAAAGAAATGTCTTGCAATAGTCCAAAAAGGACTCCAGATCATCCTAAAAAGTCTCACATTGTTAAGGCTTGTTATGATGGTAATGAAAAGATCATACGTTTTGGGGAGCAAGGCGCTAGCACAGCTGGTAAGCCTAAGTCTGGAGAAAGTAATCGTATGAAAGCAAAGAGAGCTTCATTTAAAGCAAGACACGGAAAGAATATAGCAAAAGGGAAATCAAGTGCAGCTTATTGGGCTGACAAAGTTAAATGGTAATACAAAGTAAAGTGGTAATATTATGGTAAGAAAATCAAAAGGATTTGGCGACTCAGTAGAAAAGCTAACTAAATATAGTGGGATAAAAGCATTGGTAAAAAAAGTATCGCCTAGTTGTGGATGCGAAGCTAGACAAGAAGCTATGAATAATCCAAATCTATTAGTTAATAAATTATTTTATAAAAAGTAAAACATGAAAAAAGCAATGCCAAAAAAAGTTGTTGAAAAAGCAACAGGAGAAAAATACCCATCTAAGAAAGCTATGATGAAACATGAGAAATCAGAGGGTAAAAAAGTACAAAGTAAAGAGCAGTCTGCTTTTCTTAAAATGATAGCTGCTAAATCTAAAAAGAAATAAGAGATGCCACAACCTAAAAAAAAGAATACAAAAGTAACTATTAAACCTAAATTCACTTTATTCGCACAAGCTAATGAAGCCAACAATAGGTTAATGGATTTACCTACAAGCTATCCAGCAACTGCAAAAGATAGTGCTGATTATATACATGGATTTAATCTTGGAATAAAAGGAGTTAAATTAACTGATAAAAGCGCTCAAAAATACGATAGTAATGAATTCTCTAGAAAAGGAGTTTGGGAAGGTAAAAACTCTCAACATTCATTTAGAAATAGAGACGCTAAAGTTATAGCTAAAAAATTAAATAAATAGTTATGATTAATAAAGAAAAAAATACAATTGTAAAGGATAATACAAGAGTAAATACAAAATCTCCAAAAAAAAGTAAGATAATTGAAAAACCTACTTATAATTATCTAATGAGCAAATCTAAAGACGCTAAAGAAAGATATGAAAGAGGGTATAAAGAATCAGAAAAACTTCCTGTTAAATTTGATAGTAGAAAAGATATAAAGGATCAATTTTCAATACATTTTACAGGTGGAAAAATGGAAGCTGAAAGAAATGTAAATAAATATATAGATCTTGAAAATACTTCTTTTAAAAACAAAGCGATAAAAGAAATTGCATCTAAATTAAAAAAACAAATTGAGAATTAATGGGATTAGGTAGAACTGCTAAATATTATAGAGAAAATCCAGAGGCTAGAAAAAAGCATCAGAAAACTTCTAAAGAAGCAGCAGCTAAACCTGAAGCTATTAAGAAAAGAATGGAGGCTAATAAGTTTAATAGAATGAAAGGAACTTATGGTAATGGAGATGAAATGGATGCTAGTCATGTTAACGGAAAGGTTACTAAACTAGAGAAAGCAAAGACAAATAGAGCTCGTGGTGGAGCTTTAAAAAAGTAAATATATGAAAGACAGTTGCTATAAAAAAGTAAAAGCTCAGTATGATGTTTTCCCATCGGCAAGAGCTTCTCAGGCAATTGCTAAATGTAGAAAGGCTAGCGGATCTGTTAAAAGAACAGAGAAAGGAACTAGTCTTAAAAGATGGGAAAGTGAAAAATGGACAGATACAAAAACTGGTAAACCATGCGGTGCTGGTGGTAAAAACGAGTATTGCAGACCTAAAGTTAAAGTATCTTCTAAAACTCCTAAAACCATATCTGAGATTAGCCCTTCAAAATTAGCGGCTAAGAAATCTGAAAAGAGCAGAGTTGGTATGGGTAAAAGAGTTTCTAAAGTATAAATGTTGAAAGAACAAAAAATAAATGGCTAGAATAAGCACTTATGATATAGACCCAATTGTCACGGCAAATGATAAATGGATTGGTACTGATTTTAGCGGTGGAATAACTAAAAACTTCACTCCGCAAAAACTAGCTGATTTCTTTAACGAGTCTGGACTTATAGGTGTTGTTAATCAGATTAACTTTAAATACTACCAGACATTTGTTGGTGATAGACCAGAAGGATCTGTAACTACATTAACTCAAGCACCCACTTTCTCTTCGTTAACTAACATCAAGGTTAGTGAAAAGAATAGTGGGTTAAAATATATTGTAGATGTTATGGATAGTTTTATTCATGATACTATAATGATTGCAGATACGTCAAACCCTAACAAGTTTGGTATCTATACATTAAAGAATATAGAGGAGGATTTGTCTGATGTAGGTTTTTATAATCTTACATTAGAATTTGTAGAGGGGAATGGAAATTTAGAAGATACTCACATTTATGGAGTTACTTCAATAGCTGATAGTGCTGCTTTTGATAAGAACTATGTACACACGCAGTCTTCTGCTTCAAGTACATGGGTAGTTACTCATAACTTAAAAAAATACCCTTCTGTTACAATAGTTGATTCAGGAAATAATTCTGTTGTAGGAGAAGTAGAATATACATCTTTAGATGTTGTAACATTAAGATTTAACGCCTCTTTTTCAGGGAAGGCATATTTTAACTAAAAGATAAAAATGAAACACTTAAGTAATTTAGATTTAACAGGTAACGAATTACAGAATGCTGTAATACAACCACTTGGAACACCTCCTTCTGGAGCAAAAGAAGGTCAAATATATTTTGATTCAACAGTTGGAGATAAGAAATTATACTTCTATAATGGAACTCAATGGGTTGCTATTCAGGATACTGATAATTATGTTGATCAAATTGCTTTTGCTTCTGGAACAGGAATACTTACATTAGGTAGAACTGGAGAGTTGGCTGATTTAACAGTTAGTTTAGATGGTAGGTATTTAACTGCTCACCCACCTGTATCGGCTGCATCATCTGTAAACAACTCAAATAGAACATATATACAAGACATTACATTAGACTCGTTTGGTCATATTGTTGGTATTACATCAGCAACAGAGACTATGGAGGGTAAAATTTATAGTGTGTCTGTAGGTGCTGGTGGAGCAAACTCTGCTACTATAGTATTGTCAGATAACGAAGGAGGAACTGATACGGTTACTATTGCTGGTACTACTGGAGAGATTCAAGTTACTGAGAGTGGAGACCAAATAAATATTGGACTCCCTGATGATGTAAATATTACTAATGATTTAGTTGTAGGTGGTAACTTAACAGTAAATGGTTCTGTTACAACTGTTAATACAGAAACTATTTTACTGGCTGACAATATAATCACTTTAAATAGTAATGCAACTGGTAGTGCTACTCAAGACGCAGGTATTGAAGTGGAGAGAGGAGATGATCCAAACCGTCAATTAAGATGGAATGAAACTACTGATAGATGGGAGATACAAGCTAATGATGGTAACTTCTACGCTATTCAATATGTAACTGGAACTTCACCTGTACAAAGCGTTGCTTCAGCAGATAGTTCTGTAACTGTAACGAATACATCTGGAGATGTAGACTTGTCTGTTAATAATGCTAAATACTCTTACGCTTCGACTATTGGTAATGGTTCATCAACAAGTTATGTTGTAACTCATAATTTAGGTTCTAGAGATGTAGAGGTTCAATTGTTTGATTTGGTTTCTTATGAGACTGTTATATCAGATGTTGTTAGAACAACCACAAATACAATTACTATATCATTTACAACTGCTCCAACAACTGGAAGCATTAGAGTATTAGTTAAGAAAATAGGATAATAAAACCTCAATATGAGTCAAAAAATAAAAACATCTGTCGAGATAGATGGATCTTTAAGTGCATCTCAAATACAAAACGCCACTGTAGATACAGATAAATTTCTTGTATCCGATGCTGGCGTTGTTAAGTATAGAACAGGTTCTGAAATACTGTCTGACCTAGGAATAACAGTTGGAACAGCTAATCATGTACAGCATCCAGTAAAAGCAGGTGTAGCAATAAATAAAGGACAAGCAGTTTATGTAACAAATGCTGACGGTACAAACATGATTGTTGGTTTAGCTTCTAATAGTGCCGAAGCAACATCATCAAAAACTATGGGATTACTTAATGCTACAGTTTCTGCTAACGGTTTTGCAGATGTTATAACTGAAGGATTACTTTCTGGTTTAGATACAAGTACAGCTTTGATTGGAAATCCAGTGTGGTTAGGTACAAATGGTAATCTTATATATGGATTAGCAAATAAACCATCAGCACCAAACCATTTAGTATTTATTGGTATTGTTACTAGAGTAAATGCTAATAATGGAGAGATATTTGTTAAAGTACAAAATGGATTTGAACTTGACGAATTACACGATGTAGATTTAAAAACTACAACACCTATTAATGGACATCTATTAGGATTTAATGGAACATTATGGGTAAATAAAACAATAGCTGGTTGGTTAGGATATACACCACAAGCTCAACTTAACGGAACTGGATTTGTAAAAGCATCAGGTACTACAATTACTTATGATAATACATCTTATTATCCATCATCTAATCCTAATGGATATATTTCTTCTTATACAGAAACAGACCCAACAGTACCTTCTTATGTAAAAAGTATAACCTCTACAGAAAAATCAAATTGGAACACTGCTTATGGATGGGGTAACCATGCTTTAGCAGGATATGTTCCTCAATCAAGAACAATAACTATTAATGGAGTTGGTTATGATTTAAGTGCAAATAGAAGCTGGACGATAACTGCATCAGAAACTGATACGTTAGCTACTGTTGTAGCTAGAGGTAATACCGCTAACTCATCAATAGCAGTAAGAAACAGTATATCAATAAACAAATCAGACGGATCATCAGGAGGGCAATTGTCTTATGATAGTTCAATAAACCAGCTATACTTATGGAATAGTTTGAGTTCTGGTTATTTTAGCGTTTATACGAATAATGCTGAAAGATTAAACATATCGAGCGGAGGGGCTGTGACGGCAAATGTTGATATGAGATCTCCAATATTCTATGATTCAAATAATACAGGATATTATGTAGACCCATCCTCATATTCTAATTTAAATAATATAACGGCTTCATCTTTTGCAAATGAATCTAGCGGTTTAAGAGTAGTAAGCCCTGGAGGGGCAAGCTCTGCATCAGGATCATCATCAGTAACCGGAGCAATAAAGGTAACCTTGCCTACTTCGTGGACAAATACCATGATGAGGATGACTATAAAGGTTTATTTATATAGTACAAATCAAGCATTTGAAATTCAGTGTGGCGGATATAACTATGCCCCTGGCACTTCTTGGATTAATACATTTGCTCAAACAATATGCCCTCCAGGGTCAAGTTTAAATTTTAACGTAAGATTTGGCCACGATGGGACAAACTGTTGTATATATATAGGCGAGACTTCTTCAACTTGGGCTTATCCACAAGTGACTGTAACCGACTTCCAGGCAGGTTATAGCAATTACGGTGCAGATACTTGGAACGATGGTTGGTCAATCAGTTTTGCCACAACATTTGGAACAATATCGACTACACAAAGTAATACGCAAATAGGAAGATTTACCGATATATTATATGATTATAACAATACAGGATATTATTTAGATCCTAGCTCTACAAGTAGTTTAAATTACATTGCTGGGAACAGAATTTATGCCGGTTCAGATGCTGGAGTTGACGGATCTATTTCTACAAATAACTGGTTTAGATCAGTTGGGGCGACAGGTTGGTATAATCAAACTTATTCTGGAGGTTGGTATATGTCAGACTCTACTTATGTTAGAAGTTATAATGATGTAATTGTAATAACAAATAGTTCATTTAGGTCTCCAATATTTTACGATATAAACGATACTGCTTATTACACAGATCCAGCTTCAACTAGTAATTTATATGGATTACAATTAACAGGTGCTTCAAATAAATATTTATATATTAACCCAGGCAACGGATATGAGGCGATGGTTAGATATAATGGAGGCTCTGGGAATACTTGGTATGCTGGTAAAAGAACAACAGGGACTACTCAAGCCGGAACTGCTGACTTTCATTTTTATTCAGATGCCGCCGGAGATACTGTTTTTGGTATTGGTGCTGACGGAACTATAAAAGCAAAAGGGGACGTTGTCGCTTATTCGTCATCAGATAAACAATTAAAAGATAATATTTTACCAATAGAAAATGCTTTGGAAAAAGTTAAGAAAATTGGAGGTTATACTTTTGACTGGAATGACAACCAGGACATACATAAAGGTCATGATGTTGGAGTTATTGCTCAGGAAATTGAAGCAGTTTTACCGGAAATCGTTATGACTAGAGATAACGGATTTAAAGCTGTAAAATATGAAAAAATTGTAGCTTTGCTTATTGAAGCAATAAAAGAACAACAAACTCAAATAGAGGAATTAAAAAAATTAGTAAACAAATTAACAAATAAATAATGGCGATCACTTACACATTTTTAACAGACGACACAATGAAGCTAGAAATGGCTCCGCAATTAAA